CTTTGTATTTTTACCAGCAGATATTGTAGGATAAACTGAACTAAAAAACATTTCAGCAATATTTGTAGGTACAAAAGCAAACTCATCAAGGAATATTATATTGTATGAACCACCTCGGATGGCACTTGATGATGTAGCAGCTGCCACTATGGTTGATTTATTTTCTAATTCTATATTACCTTTATTCCAGTTTATAACACCTTGTTGTAACCATTTTGGTAAGTTTTCATATGCTAATTGTAATCTACTTAATATATCTCTAGCAGTTGATGATTTGTTGGCAAGTAAGGCAATATTAGAGTTAGCATTAAACAAAGCATAATGTAATAAGTATGAAATAGTTGTGGTTGATTTACCTGATTGTCTTGGTAATTTACAAATTGTAAATCTATTATTGTGAATAGTCTCTACAATCTTTTTTTGAAAGCCATACATTTTAAAAGGCACAAGACCCTCATCTAAAGAAACAATTTGTATATACTTTTCCATAAAGTATAAAGGGTCTTTAGCACACTTTTGATATTCTAATATTTGTTCCTCGGTAAACTCAACAGGCGTGTTTACTTTTTTTAAATTAGGATTACCTAGATATGCGTCTGTGCTCATATTATTATACCCTCAATGTGTGTATAACCTAGTTTAACAGCAGCCGTTACTCTTTGATTGCCTTTCCAAACACCATATACTCTTTCTCTATATACTTTACCATTAGCTCCGTATCTAGGAGTTTTAGATGGTGTATATTTTTTTACTTGAATAGGATCAATCATATCAGCACCATTTAATATATCTTCGGCGCCATTGACCAATTGAGAATTGTTTTTTTCGTAATAAAGATTATAATTTAATTCACTAATCGGAAATATCTGTTTTTTCGGGTGTAATGTTTTTGCTTTTAATACTTTCATCTTCTTTTTTTCTATTCAACATTTTTTGTAATTCAGCAGTTGACCCTACAAA